GTTTCAAAACGGCTCGAGTGTGTGGGCATCTTTACAAGAGTGACAAGTCATCGACTCGTCTCTGCCCTGAGTGCCGAGTGAAAACTTGCCCTACTTGCGGCGCTGAACACAGAAGAACCAAATACTGCTCTCAATGGTGCATGGAGGTCGGCAGCGGCAAGCGCCGACCTACACCGTTTCTTGAAAGAGAGTGCGCGCTAGATGGCTGCGGTGTGGTTTTCACTCCTAAGCATGGGCGTCAAATGTGCTGCTGCTCGAATCACGGGCAGATTCACTACAACAGGGTTTCTCGTGCCGACGGCAGGCAACCGAAAAGTGTGTGGAGCGACACGCGGCGCGAGGCATATCAGAGCCGGCAGGCTCGCAAGCGCGGCGTGGCGGCTGAACTGGTTCGGTTGCGCGATGTCGTGGTGCGGGATGGCTGGCTTTGTGGGATTTGCGGCGACCCTGTAGACCCTGACCTGGTTTGGCCGGACCCGTGGAGCAAGTCCCTGGACCATGTGATCCCGTTGGCTGCGGGAGGGCCGCACAAGATGTCTAATGTCCAGTTGTCGCATCTTCGGTGCAACATTCGTAAGTCAGCGAAGGTTGCTTAGTTTCTGGCGGCGCGAGGCCGCTGGTGTTGCTGGCGCGATGCCGGTTGGGAGTGATCTTGTATGACTGGTCGTGGCGGGGCGCGTAATCGTTCGGGTCCGAGTGTCGATCCTAACTCTCTGCGGTCTGACAAGCGTGGGTTGTCGTTTCGACGGTTGCCCGCTGAGGGTTTTGGCGGCGTCCCTCCTGAGTGGCCGTTGCCCGGTTTGGACGACCGCGAATGGGAAGTTTGGGAGACTGTTTGGACGTATCCGCAGGCTGCCGCGTGGATTTCTGAGCCGTGGCGGTGGTTGACAGTTGCGATGTGGGTCCGGACGTTTGTTGTTTGTGAGAGCCGGGACGCTACTGCTGCCGATAAGGGGTCGCTGCATCGTTTCGCCGACCAGATTGGGTTGACGCCGGCCGGTATGAAGGAGAACGGGTGGCTGATCGAAGAGTCTGAGTCTGTTCAGGACGATTCCGCCCTTGAGTCTGTCGCCGAGGCTGCCAGGAATCGTCTCAAGGTGGTCTGATGCCGTGGCGGGGCGCGGATTATGAGGGCGAGTTCCCGACGCTTGGATGGCAGGTCGGTGACGTACTCGACTGGCGTATTAAAGACGAAGCTATTATACTGAGCAGGCTGAACGATGGCTCGCCTTGCGACCCTATCAATTAATGCCAACCCCTGGGCCGATCATAGTTACTGGTTGCCAACGTAGCGGCACAATGCTTGCGTCACAAATCATTGCCGTTCACAGCTTGTGCGCCCGCAGAAGTGGGGTAAGTCGCCGTTTGTGTCGGGGATGATCTGCGCCGAAGTTGAGGGGCCGGTGTTGTTCGATGGTTGGGACGCTGCCGGGAACCCGGTGGGGCGTAAGTGGGCGACTCCGATTGTGCAGATTACGGCTAACTCCGAGGATCAGACGGGGAACACTTACGCGGCGTTGTTGCCGATGATCCAGTTTGGGCCGTTGGCTGATGTGATCCCTGCTGCTGGCGAGACTGCGATCAAGCTTCGTGGCGGTGGGCGGATCGACCCGGTTACGTCTAAGGCGAGGTCGCGACTTGGTCAGCGTGTCACGTTTGTTGTGATGGACGAAACAGGTTTGTGGACCGAGGCTAACGGGATGCTCGAGGTTGCGAAGACTCAGCGGCGTGGCCTTGCGGGTATGGGTGGCCGTGCGGTGGAGACGACAAACGCGTGGGACCCGGCCGATAACTCCTACGCGCAGCGGACATTCGAGTCGCCGTCGTCTGACATCTACTGCGACTATCTCAAGGCGCCGCCGCACGATCCTGATACAGGTGCGTGGTCGTACAAGAACAAGCGTGAGCGTCGCAAGATTCACGAGATTGTGTACGGCGACTCGTGGTGGGTTGATCTTGACGGCATCGATGCCGAGGCCGCTGAGCTGTTGGAGTATGACCCTGGTAACGCGGAGCGATTCTTCGGGAACCGTGTCGTGGCCGGTTTGGGCGCGTGGCTGGTTGAGGGGTTGTGGCAGCGCACGCAGAAGGACGTTGTAGTTCCTGACGGCACGTCTGTTACAGGTGGGTTCGACGGGTCGCTGACGAACGACTGGACGGCGATCAGGTTGGTGACGAAGGACGGTCATCGATTCACGCCGACCTACGGGCCAGACAGCCGCCCGACTGTGTGGAATCCCGCAGAGTGGAACGGAGAAATTCCTCGCGGCGAGGTTGATGCTGCGGTCGATGAGATTGAGCGCCGGTACAAAGTAGCCCGTTTCTACTGTGACCCCCGCGAGTGGCAGTCAGAGATTACGGACTGGGCTTTGCGTCACGGCGAGAGGCGATACGTGGAATGGGCGACGTACCGCATTACGCAGATGCACGCGGCACTTGAGAGGGCACAGACGGACCTTGTGACGGGTCGGTCGTCGCATGATGGATGCCCGTTTGCGGCGTTACACGTTGGGAACGCCCGCAAGGTCGCTAAGCCTGGCGACAAGTATGTGCTAGGTAAGCCCAACGATCATCAAAAGATTGACGTTGCTATGGCCGATGTATTGGCTCACGAGGCGTGGGCTGATGTGACAGAGGCCGATGAGTGGCCGCGTGCGAACGTGGCGTGACAGAGGCCGATGAGTGGCCGCGTGCGAACGTGGCGACTGTGCAGTTCATCTAACGGCAGGAGGGAGCCGGTGTGCCGCTGCTAAGTGAAGAGCTGGCTCTGTCCGTGCTAGATAAGTTGCATAACACGGTGCTTGGCAGGTCGGACGAGGTTGAGAAGTTCGACTCGTACTACCGCGGGCAGCAGGGTTTGAAGATGGCGTCGGATGCGTGGCGTAAGTTCCACGCCCGCCGCTACTCGAGGTTTTCCGATAACTGGTGTGGTGTGGTGACGGATGCGGCGGCGCAGCGTTTGCGTGTGCAGGGCATCCAGTTGGACGCCGACCAGGGGTTGTCGGATGCTGAGAAGTCGTTGTGGTCGGATTGGGTGCGTGCCGATATGGAGCGCCAGTCCGCGCAGGGCATCTTGGAGACGTTGAAGTCTCGCCGGTCGTTCGTGCTGGTGTGGCCTGGTGACGACGGTCCGCGTGTGACGTGGGAAGACCCGTCGCAGGTCGCGGTGTCGTATGACCCGGAGTTTCCCGGTCGCCGCGTGGCGGCGGTGAAGACGTGGTGTGACGACGAAACCGAGTACGCCACCCGCGGTGAAGACGTGGTGTGACGACGAAACCGAGTACGCCACCCTCTACACCGACGACTACTTGTACAAGTATGAGCGCCCGTTGCACGAGTTCAAGGACATGACGGGCGAGCAGCGCCGGTTGATGTACCAGGGCGGGTGGGAGCAGCGGAACGTGGCCGGCGAGTCGTGGCCGTTGCGTAACCCGCTTGGCGTGGTGCCGATGGGTGAGGTTCGGAACCGTGGCCCGCTGCGTGGTGATCCGCTGTCGGAGATTGCGTCGGTGGCGCCGATGCAGGACGCCATAAACCTGTTGTGGGCGTACCTGTTCGCTGCCGCTGACTACGCCTCGTTCCCTGCTCGTGTGGTGTTGGGCATGGAGCAGCCGAAGGTTCCGAAGTTTGACGACAACGGCGACATCGTCGGGTACACGCCGATTGATATCGAGTCGCTGGCCGAGGGGCGGATGCTGTTTCTGCAGCAGCCGGGGACTGATCCGAAGATCGGTCAGTGGGATGCTGCGAAGTTGGACGTGTTCACCGAGGTTGTTGAGATTGCGGTGGGGCATGTGGCGGCGCAGACCCGTACCCCTCAGCACTACCTGATCCTGGGCAGGAATGCGAATCCGGCTGCGGCTGAGGCGTTGACCGCTGCGGAGGCGGGGTTGACGGCGAAGGTGAACGACCTTCAGTTGTTCATGTCGTCGGATGTGCGGGAAGTGTTCCGGTTGATGGCGTTGGCTCGAGGCGACCGCGCCCTGGCTGAGCTGGCTGCGGCTGGGACGGTTGTGTGGGAGGACTCGGAGAACAAGTCTGAGGCGCAGAAGGCTGATGCGGCGAACAAGTGGGCGTCGATTGGTTTGGATAAGCGCACGGTTCTTGCCCGGTACTGGACGTCGAACCCTGCCGAGTTGGACAAGATCATGGCGCGGGTTGAGGCGGAGCAGGACGATCCGACGATGCGGCGGCTGATGCGCGACTTGGAGCGGGTGCCGGCGCCGGGCGCGGATGCCGAACCTACAAGCGTCTGAGGCGGCGTACCGCAACCAGCAGAAAGTCACAGGGGCGACGCTGACGGCTGCTCGGCGCGAGTGGGCACGGATGGACCCGAACCAGCTTGACAGGTCGTTCAGGGCGTTCCTGGCCCGGTTCCTGCCGGTGTTGGTGGCCGGTCAGCGTGCGTCGGCCCGTCTGGGTGCGGCGTATGTGGAGGCGGCGCTGCTCGAGCAGGGCTTGGACCCTGATCTGGTGGGCCGTGTGAATGCTGACGCGGTGGGTGGTATCGCGTCGGATGGTAGGCCGTTGGACACGTTGCTGTATTCGCCGGTGGTTGGGGCGAAGCGTGCTATCGGGCAGGGTGTTCCTC